GTTCAGTGATTTCCAACGTACCAGCCTTGAGATTGTAGCATCCCGTGACTTGGTAGGACCCTTCACCGGTGGGTGCGATGGTACCTTTGAATTTGGGATACCAGGGATGGATGTCATCAACATCACCCTTACCCTTCAGCATACAACTGACCATCTTCTTAATATCATCAGGGTTGTAGGAGGGCACAGAAGAACTGTAACCTGTACCTATACCTTCACCACCGTTGATGAGGATGAGTGGCAATGTGGGTACGAAATACTTGGGCTCGATTTTCTGACCATCATCGTCGAGGTATTCCAGGATTGGATCATCGGCCTTTACGAAAAGTTTAGATGCGTGTTCACTCAATCGAGTGAAGATATACCTGGGGCTCGCAGCATCCTTTCCACCCATGAGCCTGGACCCAAACTGCCCCTTCGGTTGCAACAAATTGTATGTGTTAGAACCCACAAAGTTCTGAGCCATGTTGATGATGGTACCCATCAGAGATGCCTCGCCGTGATGATAGCTGGTCTTTGTACTCACGAACCCAGCCAACTGAGAGACTTTGATTTCAGTGTTTTGTCGCAACCGACACGCATACAAGACTTTGCGCTGTGAAGGCTTCAACCCATCAACTACGCTGGGGATGCTACGAATGTTATCCGCGATACTGAACCACACGAGATCTTTGTGAATGAAATCGGAATACGGGATGCGCTTTTGATCGTGAGGAATCGTCTCATTCTTTTCGATACTCTTCAAGATCCAAGTTTTGCGCTCGTCAGTCAGAGTCTTTTTGAACGCAAGTTCGATAGACGCATCGGCTTGTGCATCGTCCCGGTATTCCACTACGTTTTTACCAAGGTTTTTGAAATATTCTTTTGCCTCTGAACTGGTACTTGTACCCAGACCCTTGTAGTACTTGACGTTCCATCCCTGAGTACCACCAGCCTTCCATTCGTTGTAATCGTTCATAGAATAGAACTCTTTCTTTTCGCTCCCCTTTGTCGCTTTGATGATAGGTGTAATCATAGAGCGCACAAAGTTAGGCTGAATTTTCAACAACGACGGCCAGAAATGATGAATGAAATTGAAGAGAAGACCCTTGATATGCGACCCATCAGTATCTGCGTCTGTGATCACCATGATCGAGCCGTATCTGAGTTCAGATGTATCTTTGTATTCCTTTCCGTGTTGGAGACCCATGATTTTCTTGATAGCATTAATCTCTGCGTTGTCCATCAATTGCTTCGCGGTAGCTTCGCGAACATTCAACATCTTACCACGCAACGGGAAGACACCATAGAAATCACGACCAACGACAGACAGGCCACTGATAGCGAACGTTTTAGCGGAATCTCCCTCTGTAAGAATGAGTGTGCATTTGTTGCTTTTTATAGAACCCGCTTTGTTTGCGTCGTCCAGTTTTGGAACATCTTTCAGAGTCAACCTCTTCTTTCCGTCAGTCTTGTTCAGTTCGCGCATTTCTTTGTGTTTCGCCAATGCGATGGCTTCGTTCATGATGCCAAGTTTTCCAATTTTTTTGATACATTCTTCGTCAAGGTCAATCTTAGAACCGAACGAGCTTGCCTTGCTAGTGCATTCATTCTTTGTTTGACTCGAAAACGTTGGGTTCTCGAGAATAGATTTGACGAAAACAAATAGATGTTCTCGGATGAATTGGGGTTTGACTGTCAGTTGTTTGTTTTTTGCTTGAATGTGCTCAGTAAGTTTGCTGACGATTTGTCGATTTACGGATTCAACATGGGTACCACCCTGAGCTGTGCAGATCCCATTCACAAACGATACTTGTTTATAACTGTCATTCGTCATCGCAATCGCGATTTCCCAACGACCACACTTGGAAATTTCGTGAACACGCGGAGTTTCGGATCTAGAACCGATGTACAAATCAACATATTTTTCGAATGTTTTGACATTGATCACTTCACCATTGTATGACACCTTAACTTTAGTGGGTGTGCAAGCGCAAACATCATATGCGCGTTTTTGAAATAATGATATCATGTCATCCGTCAGTTCCTTGAGTCCAAATCGTTCCAAGTCAGGGACGAATGTAAATTTAGCAAATCCCTTTGACCCCTTTTTCTTGGTGATAATTGCCTTTTCTTTTTTATGCATGTTGTCAGAAAACGTTTGAATGTAATGTTTCCCATTTTGAACATCATGTGTTTCAACGGTGAACGACTTACTGTAAATATTTGCGAGTTTTGCCCCGAGACCATGAGTGCCCCCGGTTGTTCTCTTTTTATTATCATCATAATTAGAAGATGTCAGCATTTCACCAAAAATCAATTCGGGTACATAAATCTTATATTCAGGGTGAATTTCAACCGGAATGCCTTTACCCGTGTTCATGATGCAAATGGTTCCATTCTCTTTATCGACATCTATCGTAATAGCATCGATGGTCTTATCCATCGTAGTCTGATCAATGCAATTGACCAAGATCTCATCAAAAATTTTGTACAAACCGGGGACATGCGTGATTGATTTTTGTTCCATTTTAGTTCCGTTGAACACCCATTGGCGATCTGTCTCGGGTTCCACAGACCCGATATACATTCCGGGTCTACATAAGACGTGCTCGAGAGGAGTGTGCTTCTTATAGTCATTTGCTCTTTCAGCCATGATGGATAATTGCTTATTGATAATACAATTCAAATCTTTAAGGTAATTGTTTTGAAAATGGATATACAATATTGTTTGTGGTTCTTTAGGTGATAAAAAAAGTTAAACCTTCACTAATACGGAAGGATATAAGGATAATTTTTAACTTATATATAAGAAGAACATGCCTCGAAAATGCACATATGAAGGTTGTTTAAAAGGTGCAAGTTATAATTGCGAAGGTGAAAAGCAGGGTTTATACTGCAAAACTCATATGGGACCAAACATGATAGATGTAGTTCATCAGACATGTCAATATTCTGGATGTAATAGAAGACCGTCCTATAATATGAAAGGTATGAAACCAATGTATTGTGCAACTCACAGAAAAGATGATATGATAGATGTTGTCAACACATTGTGTTCCTATACCGGGTGTATGAAAATCCCTTGTTATAACTTCGCCGGACTGAAAGCTATTTATTGTAATGAACACCGAGAAGAAAATATGATAAATGTTTCTCATAAGAGATGTCAAGAGGTAGGTTGTGGAAAGCGTCCCTCGTTCAATTTCGAAGGTTGCAAGGAAGCTGTGTTTTGTGCTATTCACAGGCTTCCAAAAATGGTAGATATATCTAATAAAAGATGTGTTTTTGATGGTTGTAACAAACAGCCAAGTTTTAATTTACGAATTGGAATGAAAGCAATTTTTTGTGCGGAACACATGGAATCGAATATGATTAATGTTAATAAACCAACATGTCGTTATGAAGGATGTATGATCGAACCAAATTTTAATTTCAAAGGGGAGTCATTTGGCATGTATTGTAACGCACATAAAGAAATGGGAATGATTGATGTGAAACATGCAACTTGCAAACACCCTGGATGTAAAACACGACCTAATTATAATTATGCGAATGAAATTCAAGGCGTGTACTGTAAAACACATAGAAAAGATGATATGATCGATGTTACCCATAGGAGTTGCATACATGAAGGATGCAAAACGAGACCTTGTTTTGGTTTGCCTGGGCACAGCGTAACTCTCTGTTTTAAACATAAGAAAGATGGATACATGAGGCACTCGAAAAAGAAATGTGAACAAAGCGGGTGTAATGAAATCGCTCTGTATAACAATAGTTCTAAAATACCGAAAAGGTGTGAATTACACAAAGATGAAAATGATATCAATTTGGTCGAGAGGATATGTTCATCGTGTCAACTTCCAGAAATATTGAATGAACAATCTTTGTGTACGTATTGCGATCCAACGAAATTTCTTGGATTCAAGCTTGGTAAGCAACGAGAGATGAAAGCGTTTTTGGATGTAAACAAATACACTTTTACGAGTTATGACGATGCTGTTTTATACGACGAGTGTCAGTTAAAATCAAGACCAGACTTTGTATTTACGTGTGGTGAAACGCATATGGTCGTTTTAGAGGTAGATGAGTTTCAGCACCGCAATGTGAATGAAGTATGTGAGTGCACGAGGATGATAAACATATCACAAGCATTTATGAAGCCAACAATATTTATACGATTCAATCCAGATCATTACTATGTGAACAATAAGCGTGTCGATGGGCCGACCATGAAGAAGCGATTTCAATATGTTGGAAGATGGCTCAATCATTTGATTTCTATGAGTTGTGATGATATAATAGCGAACGGATATTGTTCGATGGTTCGGTTATATTTTGACGAGTTTAAGGAATCGACTACGGTGATTGAAAAACTTTTATAATATCGCGTCATAAGATAAAAAATATTCAGAAGGATATTTAAACGAAGTGTATGTCATTAAAAACTGTATCGATACCAGAAGAATGTTGTAAATATATTTCTAGAATATATAGTTCACCATACTCGAGAAAACGTGCGATAGTGCACTTAAAGAAGAATAGAAGACGAGTCATAATGCGAATACAGGACGCTCAGGTAGCACATGATGTTGTATGCTCTGATACTATATTCGCACCTGAAGTAACGGTGTCTCTAGTTGTAGCGTGTCTAGAGGCAGAAGATGATCTAATAGAAAGGGTCAAGTATGTCACGGCATTCATGTTGTTGTTTAAAATTTTGTAAAAAGAATATACCAATTCCCGCAATGATTTGTAATTTCATACGATTGTAAATTATCCATGACACAAAGTAAAAATTGTTGTACCATATCGCGTGTATAAATATGATAGTATCTATGAAATTCTTCCCCTTTGTAATTCCATGAAACGAGGTTGTCTCCTGGTGTAAATTTTTTATCGACTTGATTTTCAACTGACCACAAAGATATGAGACCCTTACCACCGGGGCGGAGGATACGAACCATTTCTTTGAGAGCAGATTCTCTTCTTTCTGGCGTAGAGAGATGATGAAAGACTGCAATAGACATGGCGTAATCGAAGACACCATCAGTAAATGGAAGTTTGCAGCAATCGGCATAAAACACGTTGAGTCTTTGCTTTTTACAAATATCTATAAATTCTAAACATGTTTCGATACCAATACATGTAATGTCTCGAGCATTGAGAGGTAGCATATTCTTACCGTTTCCACAGCCTATCTCGAGACAAGATTTTGACATGGGGATGCTATCAATAAATAATTGAACGACGGGCCATACGCTGTGTCGGGTTCGCGAGAAATCGTGAGCAATGTGTTTGTACACATCATGAACATACACTTCTTCTACAATCAAATCGTTTGTCATTACAATATATATGATACTAGTATATTGTTTAAACTCAATAATGTTTTTGTTGCTTACGATTGATAACGCGCATGGCTCTTTTAGGCCATATATTAAAATATTCCGCAAATATAATGATAAGGCCATCGTTTTACGTGTTTTTGACGCAATACGTATTTTTCCTGGTATACACCATACTGGACACAAGTAAAGAGAAAGATATAATTCGTATCGTCTTACAAGTAACTAATGCTATTCTTTTTGCATCGTTAGGTATACCGCTGCTATACTCTATAACGCTTGCGCTATTTATCGCGTCACTCGCACACGACAATCTCGGATTACATATATCAACATTAGTCATATCTGTTTTGACATTCATTCACATGCTTAAGATAAACTAACGTCCGATTTTTTTAATCAGACTCTTATAGTGATCATATAGCTTTTCTAACGCAATCTTTTGACTCTTGAAAGGCATATCCGCATTAAAACCTTTTGTTTTACGATTCCAGTACACACCAATTTTCTTCAAATCAACTTCGTATTTATGAAACATCTCGGATACATCATCTGTTTTCCTCTTGTCAAGCGAATCGTATTCCCTGACATATTTCTTCAATTTATACAAGTATGCATTTTCTATTTTTTTCCTGTTATCATGCTGATATCGTACCCCAATATTACCACGAAGGATAGAACTTAAAGCATTTACCAAAGCGGGATCGTGGGTTTTCAACTTCTTTAGCATTTGTGCCTTGACCGTATTCATAACAACTCGTCGCGCATCGTCTTTTTTCTTTTCTTTCATGACTTTCGTCATTGCGTTTTGAAAATACTTGTAATTCACGCGCGCTTTCAATTGATTCACAATTAATTCATAGCTTTTAGCGGGTGTTGCACTCCCTTTGAGCCCCCTTTTGTCTGAAGCAGACAAAAATTTAGGGTCATTTGTAAATTCTTTAAGTATAGACATAACTGCTTTATTGTCATTTGCGGTGACACCATACTTAGCTGCTTCTTCCTTCCATGTATTCGCGAACGGCATTATTATAATTAGTATTTTATTCGTAGTCTCTAATAGCGATACCAACGGGGAAGCGTGGGAAGCCGTGTTCCGTCATATTTTGGTATTGCACCGTCAATTGTTTCCCGATGTATTTTTTGCCATTCGTGAACCATTCTTTTCTGAGTTCGAGCGAACCACGGGGTCGAACCTTGAATTTCCCTTTTTCATTTTCGCACTCCCATATGACCGTTCCCTTGTCTCTCCCATCGGCTTCGATAAACCCGCAAATAGTGAATTCTTCTGTCACAAAGTATTTCACCTTTTGAAGATCATTACTCCTGGCATCAAGCTTGTATCCACCGGATGGGTTTCTGATCATACCCCCTTCGTATCCTTTTTGGAGATATTCACCGAGGATATCTTTGATGACGGCTTTTGACGTGACAGTGATGGTATCCACTCTAGATGTATATTTGGTATTATGTGTCAATTCCTCGAGGCGTTTCATCCGAGCCTTAAAAGGATCGTCCATTCGAGAAAGGTGAAACGTATCAAACGCATGAAATCGTATGGATTGACACTGTTTGTTTTCTGCGTGTTTCTCCTTGGACGTGCGGCAAATACCGGTTATTTCCTCGAATGTCAAATCGAAAGTAAAGTTTTCACCATCGATGAATTCCCCATTTTTCAAACGAGGAAACAATTCGCTCGTGATATGGTCCATGTTGTACATGGGTTTACCAGTGCGAGACATGACGACTTGTGTACCGTCAAGTTTTTTGCCAACGAGCATACGGACACCATCGAGTTTTGGTTGCATATAGAATGGGACTTGAATATGTTTATCTTTGTTTTTATCGGGGTTTCCGTTTTTATCGAAGTAAGTATGTGCGAGCATCGGTTTGATGATCATGTTATTGTCGTCTGGGTTTTCGGAATATCCAAGATCATCCGACTGTTTAGTGAAGAGGGATTCTGCTTGTTTCATTGCTTGTTCCCAAGGGGTGGTTTCGTTAGACTTCCCTATATTTTTACCGGAAGTGACCATGGTGGTGACAGTGGTTTGTTTGCCATCAACGACGCCGTATGTGCGCGAGATACATACACCTTCGTTGGTATCTTGAACAGTCATTACCCATTGCCTCTTTTTGTGCTTGGAGTCGATGATGTAAAGCGTCGGGTACGTGTGAATCATATTATATTGTCGTATATTAAGTATGGTATATGAAAACGAGGTATCGTTCGTTAGGCGAAAAATTGTGTTCGATGAAAATCCACCTTTAGGTGAAATGCTCGATATCGACGGAGATGAGCAATTGACGTTAAGGGATTTATGGTTATGGAAGAAAGAATCGTCAAAATTCAAAATTGCTGTAAATTTCACAGGTGGTAGCCCCGATGATCATGCCATAGTGAAGATGGCGGCTGAACGCTGGGAGCAAATTATCGTAGGCAAAACATCTACGAATGAATACGATATCACCATGCAAATCACATTTGACAGCAATCTTGCTGATAATATATTAGGACAGGCTGGAGTCATGCAGTATGCGTATGTAAATGGTAAATACATTCCGACGCGCGGGTTGATGATACTCAGTACGAAAAATTGGGAACAACAAAAAGCGGCGAAAAAGAGAGATGGTCTCAGCAATGCGTATTACACCGTATTGCATGAAATGGGGCATATTTTGGGGATAGGCACGATGTGGCACCCGAATAGATTGTTGAATGGCGAAGGTCAATATATAGGTCCATCCGCTCTACGGGAATATAGAAGAATATGCAAAAACGAAAATATTCCATATCTTCCCATAGAAAACGACGGTGGTGGTGGCACGGCCGGGTATCACACCGAAGAAGGTTTAGAACCGAATGTTTCACTCGATAACCGGGTCGCATACGTGGATGGTCACAAGCATTCCCTTCCGGGACTCGATAAGGAACTGATGACGGGATGGGCGGAAGTTGATGCGGAAGTAGAGCCATTAAGTGCTATTTCCGTTGGCATGTTGGAAGACATCGGATACGAGGTGAATTATGCGTACGCGGATGCTTTCGAGATGTATGATCTTGCCGGAAATCAGATACAAAATAAAAAGGAAGGTTTTGCCGAATCCGGTGAGAGGGTACACATTACCTTTGTCGAAAATGGACAAGAGTTTTCTACGTACGTGAATGGATACGATTATATGAATAGAATAACCTTCAATTTATATCTTACATCCGCGAGTAGATACTTGAACCCCAGCCAAGTTCGACTTCGTGTTGAAGGCGGTAATGGTGTAAAAGTGTCGAAATTGGTGGTTACTCGCGAAGGTACGTCTATCGGCACGCACATTCTCAACGGGACGACGAACGTCATAGGTAGCGAGGAGGTGACATTCAACATACCCAACCACGAAAAAGGGGCATCGAGATTTTCCATCGTTTTCACGGGATAATGAACATGATTTAAAAGTTTTACAATATATTGATACTATTCATGATGTGTGATCACTGTGCTTTATTGAAGCAGCAACTCGAAATGAAGGACGTGCAATTGCAAATGAAGGACGAGCACATTCGCATGCTGGAAGAACGATTAAAAATGAAAGACGAGCAATACGCGGATGTGAAAGATTTCAATTTACATTTGAAACAAGCGAATAGTCAACAATTGAATATTATTTCGAATGGGGCGTCCGGTAGCAGGGGGGTGAATACATCGCAAGAGTTTTGCAGGATAACTACTCCATTGCACGATGTTTTAAATCAGCAGGATAAGAATATCACGGATGATGAATTGATACGTCATCTTGAAATGACCTACCCAGCGTACCAAGGCATTGCGTCACTCATAGTGACGTACACAAAAGACAAAGATAATATTGTGTTTAACAGAAAAAACAATACCTTTCAGTGTCTAGATGACAACAAGATACAAACGTTCGCAAAACATGAGTTCATCAAGAAGGTACTGAAATTCATGGAGAAGCGCGCATATAATTTAGTGGTTAAGAAAATGGATGTCGTAGTCTCTACGTGTAAGGGTGGGTCTCATCAAGACGTAGACCTTGAGTACACGAAGGATACGAATCGAGCACAAAACCTATCCACGATAAAGACGAACGATACGAATAAAATCGAACAGATTTATACAAAGTTCAAGACATTGTACGTTTAAAGATAAGGCATTCTTTTATTTGTAAGAACAAGTATGGCCGATTTAAAGCAATTCGTGACTGAATACCTTGAAGTATCTCAAAAAATATCAGAACTCATGAAGGAGACGAAAGATTTGAATCAAAAGAAAAAGACCCTTAGCGAAGCTATCATTCATATGATGAACGAAAACAAAGTGGAAGCGTGCAAACTTCAAAACGGGGATGCGCTCGTTTTGAAGACTACTATGAGATATGAATCTCTTAAACCAGAATTTGTGCAATCAAATCTCGAAACATTTTTCAGTACGAGGAAGCACGAATGTGATAATCCCGCGGTGGAAGCGACGAGCCACATCATGAACGCACGAGAAGAAACCACATCTCAGTCTTTAAAAATTGTGAAAAATAAGTAAATTACTCCTTCTTTGTGAAGGGACCCTCGAGGATAACTTCGGAGTCGGCTACTGCGGACCCGGATGATTGTTCGCGTTTTTCAGCCCCTTTTTGTACGAGATACGTCAAAAGTGCTACGCCGACGGCAATTTTAAGTGCAGTTTGGTAGTCATTCTCCTCTTCCGGTTGGCATTTTTTCATATACATGATATAGCCAACGAAAGAAAGCGCTGCGGTTCCTACTGGGAGTAGATCGTGGTTCAACAAATCCATTATAGTACATTCAAAACTATTTTTCTTAAAAAACCACAGTAATTTTGATGTCGTGGCGATTGATCTGTTTATTCGTCTTTTGAACCTGCCTTTTTTTGTCTGACCCAGAACCCGATGCTTTCGATTTTTTCCCCTTGGTGTATTGATTCATGTCGTTTCTCAGTTCTGTGAGATTCTTTCCCCGTTTTACCCATTCATACATATCTTTTTCTATGACAAACTTGAAAAAACACAATTGTCCACACGTTGTCTCCAGAGTATTATTTGGGCAATATTTACATGGAATGACTATTCGATTGTGTCTCTTGAATGGATCAAAATTAGCCTTTGAGTATGCTTTCAGCTGCGAGCGATATTGTAAGTTGAGGTTGACGAGTTCTTTTTTTGACGTATAGTACAACACATTGTTCTTCTTCGCGTAATGTGTACACAAATAATCCCATTCGCGAAGAGAAACATCTGCATTCTTGGAGGCGACGAGATGGTATAGCTTTTTCATGTTGGTATCCGTTGAATAGAACTTCAAAAGGTTCCTTTGTAAAACATCCTGTTTATTCTCGACCTTCATGTTGTATCAAATATACATATATAACTCCCTGATTTTTTAAACTGTTATTTTTACATGTCTAAGGGCATAGAACAAACCACATATGACACCAGCATTAATAGCACTTGCGACGATAGAGGATTTGGAATCACTGAAAAGGCTGGGAAATGATGTCATGAGTTGACGCTGTACGGGTTCGGAAGATATGACGAGTACGATGACGAACAGAAACATCAATTCCTGTTGTGTTTTATCCGTATCCGTATCTTCCTTCTTTGCCTCTTTTTCTGAATGTTGTTCACGCTGGGATTGTTGTTGCATGTGTTGGTGCATCTGATTATAAAAAGCGTTATTTTGACCATTCGATTGTACTTGGGGAGGGGGAGGAAACATATCCGCCTGTTGTCCTTGTTGGGGTTGTTGTGCGGGAGGATAGATAGAAGATATGGGGGTGCTCATTTGGTCTTCCATTATTTTCTGATGAAGAAAAATTAAACAATTTAAACAAAACATTTTACATATATGTTAATACAATGCTGTGCTTCCATTGTTGTCATCCGTACGATTTCGAAGCGCGCGACCTGTGTTTACCGGTGAATTATGACAACAGTACCTTCGAAACGATTGGTCATTTTTGTAGCTGGGAGTGTATGAAGGCGTATGTCGTGTACACGAAGGATGACATCAAGTTCAACAAATTCAGTCTGATTACGATGATGCGTCAACGCATGAACTTATACGATCCAGTCAAGGAAGCTCCGCATAGGGAATGTCTCGAAGCGTTTGGTGGACACATGACGATAGAGGAATTCAGGAAAAACAACGAGACGTTCGTGTACCTCCCGGTGCCTATGATCAAATTAAACCCCCTTATAGAGAAAAACACGAACATTTCGTGTGTATCTCAGGAAAATGCGAACAAAGTCTTTGAAGCAGCATCAGAGAAGAAACTTCAAAGAAAGAAGAAGACCCAGGTTAACGCGTTAGAGGTCGCCATGGGTTTAATAAAGCAAAACTAGAAGTATGAGAAAGTATATGAAATATATGATGTCTTCGTCTCTGTGATCATTCTTTGATTCTTTTTTGGGGACAAACGATTCAACTGTGTTGTTTTTTGGCTTTATGTGTTCGAGTATGTACGCATCGGGATCGGGAACATCTTTCAGAAGCGAAACGATCTCCGGGTCTTTAAGTACTATCTCGCGCTTTTCGAATGACATCGGTTGTACATTTTTTATCTTTTTAACACGCCGTACACGTGATTTCTGCGTCCATGCTTCGTCCAATGTCGCATAGATCATGTATATTTAATATATACATTTAAATTTCAATCGTGTTTTCTTTCGACATCACGATCTTTGCTTTTCGTCCGCGCCGCTTACCGTTCAGTGCGCCACCTTCTGACAGGGCGACGTTTCTTATTTCACTGTGTACACTGCTAAGAACAGTGGATGGCGCGGCCGAATCGTCACTCATCGCGTCTATATCTCTGTCAGGTGGTTGAATTGGTTCTTCCTGAAACCTACTGGTTTGTGGAGGTTGAAAGGCACTGAACATGCTCTGCATGTTGGAGAAATCCATTGGTGCCTTCATGCCTTCTGTTCCGGGGTCTGGACCAGCCTGCTTCGCCATGTTCTTGACCATGTTTCGCATCATCCCCGGATCGGCCCCCATGGCAGGCATGTTCTTGAACATGGAGCTGGTGATGTGAAACATGAGCGCACTTCCCGCGAGACTCAGCATGAGTTCCATCTCTGGAGGTGCGTTCACGCGACCACTGTACTTATCGTGAAGGCGTTCGAAAACATTATCATAGTCTCCATCGTTCAGGTTTTCCATGACATTCTCAGACCAACCATTCAATTCTAATGCGAATGGATCATACGTTTTATTCAAAAACTCCATACCGCTCACACATGCCATGAGCATGCGTCGAGAAAACTTGAGACTTCCCTTTAATTCAATGTCGCGCTTAATTTTGTTATACTCCGTGCGCATCTCGATAATATCGCTCGCTATGTTGTATCGTTTGGTGAGCTTGAATCCTTTTTCTTCTAATCGATGAAACTTGAATATGAGATCCTGTTTTTCCTCTTCTATCGTCGCGAATCCCGGACTCGGTTGCTCCTCGTACGGGGTTTGCTGCTCGTATCCTTGAAAGTCATCTGGGATGCTCGACATGACAGATTCGACTTCACCTTCTTCCTCCACATCATCGAATTCAGTGGGCTGAGGAACTTCGGGAACTTTCGCCTTTTGTGGATTACTAAACATCTCAAACGTATTGTCTTCGATGTCTTCTTGTGGTGCCTTAGGTGGTGGTGGTGGCGGCCGAGATTGTTGCGGACGAGACGCGATCGTTTTCTTATACGCCGGGGCCTTTGGTTTAAATTTCTTTTTCTTTTTCAGTTGAATGTCATCAGACATATCGTCGCCGAAGCTCGACAACGAGAACATGTCGTCGTCTCCCGATTTATCTAAAACGACCTTAGTCATCTTCTTAATTCATATACATCAATTAATGCTTAAATAGTTTACGCGCTGTCACTTGATGTATGATGTCTATGTTTTTCGTGAACGTCTTGTAGAACACTTGACGAATATCATCCTTTTGTTGTAATATATTACTTGAAGTGAACCACTCGAGTGACGTTTTTTCTTTAAATCGCTTCTCTACCTTCTTCGAGTGTATGAACTGCCGAATCGATTGAAACATTTTAACATATTCCGTGGAATATGGTATGTGCACCATGTACATGTAATACGGATTACCGAGGTAAGACAGTGAATGTATGATAGGTGACATTTTGAGTTTGTGGCGTATGGTACAGTGATCCATCACGATACCACACGTTTCTTCGTAAAATTCTCTTGAAGCGGTGTCTAGCTGTGTCGCGTCTTTTTCGTCGCACCGCCCACCGAAGTCGCTATATCGTTGTCTGTAGTCTTTTCCTAGTAAGAATATGAGTTCTCCGTTTGTATTGTAAGAATACAAGAGCACACCGGCAGAATAACATCCGCTCATTATTATACTTGAATTATTTGTAAACATTTCAAAACGTTCTGTGCGGCTTTTTGTTCAGATGCTTTTTTATTCTTTTCGAATCCCTCGGCGAGAAGCTTGTTGTTTATCACCACCTGTACACAAAACTTACGCTCGTTCTTTTCTATATCCTTAAACTCAGTACATCTATACTCGGGATTAGGAAGACTGTTTGACTGTGTATAACGCATCAAAATATCTTTGTAATTCGTGTCCTTTTTCACGTCTTCAAAATCTAAATCATCGAGAAACGAATCGAGAAATTTTTGTGGTGCGTCGAGCTTTTTACCATTATCGAGGTAAATTGCCCCGATGAGAGATTCGAATGTATCCTCGAGTATACGAGGGTTTGAATTCCATCCGTTTGACATGGCTTTATCGTTCATGACAACGAGTTCTGATAATTTCAACTTCTCAGCCCATGTACACAGATTTGCGCCGCTCACGAGCTTTGTACGCAAACGTGTGAGGAAACCTTCGTTTTCGTATCCAAAACGTTCAAACAAAAAAGTACCCACGATAAGATTGAGCACAGCGTCGCCGATGAACTCAATCCTTTCGTTTGACAGCTCAAGACCAAGCTCTTTTATGGCCGACTTGTGACAAAAAGCCTGTTGATACAAACCGATATCATTTACAGGAATGCCCGTCACCTCAAAAATACTTGTCTTGCTAATTTTGTTCATGATGTCTTATTCAATATACATGATAAATTTATAAGTATGTTATAATGAAATATACGCTTCTTGCGTCGAATTACAAGAACCCCCCATCTTTCGTATTAAACAGCAAGATAGACGGTGATTCCCCTCTTCACGCAGGGCTTCTGTTTGGCAAAGAGATGCACAGGGAAAACACGGCAACTGCTTTTAGTCTCGTGATATCTGATACCAAACACCAATATGAAGTACACTTGAAGAAGAGGAAGCGAAAAGATGAATGGTTCTTCTATGGACAGGTACATAGACGAAAGGTGAAGGGTACTTTTGTATCGCCAGCACCTATTCCTGTTAATGCCCCAGTAAACGGACCAAGAAATAATCAAACGAACGGACCAAGAAATAATCAAACGAATGCTAATAACAACGGACCAAGAAATAATCAAACGAACGGACCAAGAAATAATCAAGCGAATGCCAATAACGGACCAAGAAATAATCAAACGAATGCTAATAACAACGGACCAAGAAATAATCAAGCGAATGCACCGGCCAATAACGGTCAAACGAATGCCAATAATGGTCAAAGGAATGCACCGGCCAATAACGGTCAAACGAATGCACCGGTCAATAACGGTCAAACGAATGCCAATAATGGTCAAAGGAATGCACCGGCCAATAACGGTCAAAGGAATGCACCGGCCAATAACGGTCAAACGAATGCCCCTGCTAGAAACAACGTACCTGGTCAAAAATCGTAATGTACGATTATTGATTTTGTTTTATATTATAAATGAGTAAATCGTGTGCTCTTATCATAAGGGGATGTTCTCATTGTGCAAATATGAAAAACACAAGGGGGTCAATTTTGACTTATTCTTTAGAAAATTATAAAGAAAATTTCAGCACACATTTGTATTTACCGTTACTCAAGGCGTTTGACAATGTAGACATATATATATCTACGAATACGAAATTAACGGATGATGAATATGCATTTTTCAACCCTGTCCATGTTTTTAGTCATGAACTAAACGAATCATCACAATTACAAAAATTGCACGATATTTGTGAAAGTATAGAAAAGTCATATGATTATTTTGTTGTACACAGATTTGATGTTCTGTATAAATATCCATTGTCATTTACAGAATTGAAACATAACATCGTGGTACCTTATAGACATAATAGATTAGTCAATCGTCAAAAATGGGGTAAACGTCATCCCCAACTATGTGATGTATATTTTGGAGTTCCCGGAAATTGTTTTGGAGTATTTATAAAATTATTGAAAGAACAAATATCGAGAAAACCATTATATCATCTCATGTTACACTCACTATTAGAGCTTTTTATACGACACAGTATACAAATCGACTTTTTACATGACGACATGTATGATATGACAGATAAAAACCCTTTTTTCACATTTGTAGGTAGATCATGATGACGTGTCAATAAAGTTACCCGATTGGCTGAAAATGTAGATGACGTGGCGATAAAGTACTTAAAAAAATGGCGCGAAGGTATGTTACGAAATATGATGACCACTATGATGTCCGCTAAAACCCCTGTCATTCCTCAGATAAAGAAGGCGAAGGCGAAAGCGAAATCGAAAACGCAATCTAGTAAGTCGATTCCAAAAAGTAATCCATTCCAAAAGTACAAAAACAATACATTCATCCAAAAAGCCGAGAAGATCAATGGACGATGTGCGATGATTGGATTTACGAGTGCGCTCGCTGAAGAGCTTGTCACCGGGCACACGTTGACTGACCAATTCATGGATAACATTCCCCTCGTAGTTATCACGTCAGCCCTTGTAACCCTGGGAACCGCTTCGAATCCTAAAGACGAAGGTATCATTCGTGGACAATTCAAACCGGATGTGGAAGAACTTAATGGTCGTCTTGCGATGATAGGTATGGCGAGTCTCTTCTTGAGCGAAACTACCGGAAACATCGTTTTTTAATCACCTAAAGAACTACATCTTGATTACAAACAAAAACTATAATGATGAACATCGAAAAATACTCCTCCAATCTGAGCGCTTTCTCAAACTCCTTTATGGAGTTGATGAAGACGTCTCACGCATTTACCGAAAAGGGTTTCAGCCCTTTAAACATCTCTACCATGACCGTTGTGTGTCAAACGAATTCATCGTTCATCGATATGGAAAAATTCGTGAACAATTTCGATGATAACATCGATTTTGACGCGGAACTAAAGAAGAAACATCGCTACGACACCCCTGTTGTCACAAAGCGCGGTAAAGTAAAGAAAAACTTTTTTAACCAAGCGACGCTGACATTCAAGGACATTACCACCAAAAGTATCAAAATATTTACGAATGGAAAATTACAAATGACAGGCATCACTTCGTTATTGGAAGGACAAAGAGTCGCACATAAAGTATGCGCGCTCATCGGCAGATGCACAGAGACAAACGTCACCCCTGTTTCTGTGGATATCGCCATGATTAATTCGGATTTTTGTATCAGGAAGAACGTCAATCTTTTGCGTCTCATGTCTAAAATCACGGGAGATGTGATGTTTTCGTACGATCCAGACACGTATCCTGGATTGAAGATGAAGTATAATAACGTGTCTATCTTCGTGTTCAGCACGGGAAGTGTTGTTATTACGGGATCGAAGAGTGTTCGCGATTTGCACGACGCATTCAAGTACATCACGAATCTCGTATATTCCAACACTGATTCATGTACTTGGGGAGAGACAAAAGAGAAAAAGAGGAAGATGCGATACGAACACGGATATCCCAAGAATATTATCGACTGTTGCGCTGTAAAATTTTCTTTTGAATAAGTAACGCAATGACTCGTCCTGGTATGGCGGATGGCCGATGCTTTACGACATATCTCCCTAGCGGTATCTTAAATGCCCAAATGCAAAAACAATTCAGCGTAGGCACTGGTCCTCAATACCGTGCTTTCCTTCAAGAAAATGCCCAACAAATCAAAGAAGAAATGCGAAAAATGTCCATTCATCAAAGTGGTGACTCGAATATGCAACTTAAAGAAGCGAAAAGTAAGTAAAGTAAGATGTTGACTTCAGCAGGATTCAAAGTTAGACGAGATGACATTAAAACTGGAATGTTAAAAGAACTTACAGTAAGGCCTATTGTAGGAGAAGGTTTTCAGGGTGGACCTTTTTTTAAGGTGTATCGTGAAAATAGTACTCGATTTCGTATTCCCAGATTCTATGGTCAACACCATTACCCACAATTTGTACACGACGCATCTATAGAAGCTTGTGCTACTATAGATGTACCATTTGCTGGAAAATTAAAGGAAGAAAATCAGCAACATGTAGCTTCTGCGACTGTTGTTGACGTACTTCGTACAAAAGGTGGAGGTATTCTTTCGTTGCCCACAGGATATGGAAAAACAACCGTCGCATTACATGTATTGTCTGTAATGTCAGTTAAAACGCTCATCATCGTTCATAAAGAGTTTTTAATGAACCAATGGATAGAACGTATTAGACAATTTTTACCTAATGCTCGCATTGGAGTCATCAGGCAAAATAAGGTGGATGTTGCGGGAAAAGATGTTGTCATCGCGATGCTTCAATCGTTGAGCATGAAAACGTACGAGAAAAGTGTATTTAGTGGATTTGGAATGACCATCATAGATGAAACACATCATATCTGTTCCAAAACGTTTTCATGTGCGCTGTTCAATGTATGCACGAAGTACATACTCGGATTATCCGCAACTCCAGAAAGAAAAGATGGATTGACGAAAGTACTTCATTGGTTCATAGGTGATATAGCATATCAAGTAGAAAGAGATACGAGTAATATGAATATAATCGTCGAAAGACACATGTTTACTTGTGATGCGCTGAGCATGGCTCAAGTTCCGTTAAGCGTTACCGGCCGCGTATCCGTACCCGAAATCATAAATATTTTAACCGAATTAGATGACAGAAACGATTTTATTGTGCAATCGATTGTACGTTTTTACGAAGAAGGAAGAAAAACCATTATATTGACAGACCGCCGCCAGCATTGCATAGCACTAAAGGAAATGCTCGAAGAAATGGGTGTCAGTGATGCGGGATTATACATGGGTGGTATGAAAAAACACGAACTGGATGAATCTGAAACAAAACGCATCATTTTAGCCACATACAGCCTGGCTCACGAGGGTCTTGATATTCCAACGCTCGACACACTTATTCTCGCGACACCCAAAACAGATGTCATTCAGGCGTGTGGGCGTATTCTTAGAACGGGTGGAGCACGTAAATTTGATCCGTATATTCTGGATATCGTAGATGCGTTCAGCGTGCTTCCACGACAAGCGAATCAGCGCAGATTGTTTTACAAGAAGAGTAATTTTACAATCATAGAAAAGAAGGAAGAAAAAAAAGAAAAGAAACTCGAAGGCTTCAGTTTTGTTGAAGATTAAATTCAACCATACCTCCTAAGATTTTTTGATATTCTTTATTATTTTCGTTGTTGTTATTATACCCTATACCAAGATTAGTCTCGTATTTACGTTCTGCTCTTTCTCCATTCGTCAGTATATCTACGACTCTTATGAATTTATCATCGTTTAATTTTTTTCGAAGATACCCATAAACAAATTTTTTTCGTATTTTTGTGCCTCTGTGTAATTTTCGTAAATCCATATATAATTCTTTCAAATTTTCCAGGGAATTCTTTGTATTTTTTGAAAAATTATCGAAAAAATAATTCATACGGACTCGAACAGCAAGTCCCAGTATACTTCCATCCCTTCTACAATCCTTGTGATAATCACCTGTTTCACTTAATAGTTTTTTGAATATTGTCATCTGATCATTATTTTTGAATATTGAATTATATTGAGTCTTATTATTTTTCTTGTACTTCTCGTACATATAACTTCGTACAGAAGGTGAAAATTCTAGGTTAATGAAAGGTTTCCAATGGCCCGCTTGTGTGTTTCGTGAAAAAATATCAATATTTTTTGCATTTCCTGTAAAGGTATTTCTTGCTGTAGAAATTTTATAAGTAACAAAATCATCAAAATCATGGAGTAGTATTTTTAAATTATCAACACCTATCTTATTGTGTTTATTGGGTTGTTTTTTTGTAGTAAAAGTAAACCATCCTGATTTTTCATGGCGAGACCCCATATCACCTTGGATATAATCGTTAATAATACCTAAATCTTCGGAGATGAGCTTTTTAAAATTTTCAATTTCTCGAATAGCACCTTTCCTTACATTTAATTCATTATCCATAAATGCATTAAAGGAACTTATTTCATTTTGATGTATCTCTTTTATGATTATTTTATTAATAGTTTCTTTTATCAATCGCGTTAAGTTACCCCTGTTGGTAAGATGAATATTTTCATTAGATATTTTAAGTAATAATTCTTGTAGTCCAAGTGTGTTATTACCATTTTTGTATTTTTTCTCAAAATCAATATATGTAATCTTGTTGTTTGCAGCCATTTTGATGTTTGTATTTTTGCGAATATCTGTTTTTATATCAGGTGGGATAAGTTTCACAAATTGTTGTAACTTTTGTTCATCATTCTTTTTCATTATGCCGCAGAAAATAAGGTATAATCCCATTCCTATATCTCCATCTGTACGCTTGTTGTTACGCTTGATGTTACGCTTGTTGTTACGCTTGTTTGTTACTCGTGGATTTTGTCGTCCAGAAGAGAATAATCCCATGTTTATTATTAATATATAAGAATTAAAGTATTGTAATTATAAAAAATGAATCTTGCACTTAAAAACCCCCATCCTCGTGACGCGCGCATCGTTTTCGACGAAGGCCCCCACGTGTATTACGTAGATGGTTGCTCCGATGGCTACATTTCATCCACGACCCTTATTCACTCGTTTTTCCCCCCATTCGATAAAGAGCGCGTAGCGACGATGACCCATAAGAAATATTCCAACGTTCCCGGACATAAGTACGAAGGTATGTCCGTTCAAGATATCATCGATTTGTGGAGTAGCAACACAGCAGCAGAAGAAGGAACGAAATTACATCATGACATCGAAGATTACATCAACGGTAAAGATGTATCCAATGATTCCCCTGAATTTGGTTATTTCTTAGATTTCCGAAAAGAATTTCCCGAATACGTACCATATCGCACGGAGTGGACTATTTTTGATGACGTTCATAAGATATCGGGT